TCGCATCATCCTTGCTTACCACAATATATTCTACACCCTTACTTGGATGCATCTTTGTAGCTACAAATCTCCCAGTTGTCTTCTCTTCAAGACGATTCAGAAGATCTTTCATCATAACCTCAAATATAGCCCAGTGTTCTTCTCAAACGTATTGGCCAAGCTCTCTACGTCCACATCCTTCACAGTTTTAAGCTTATTATACTCAGGCATCTTAATCGGTAAAACAGGATCCTTCTTCATCGTAATCCTGCCAAACTCAATGTCATAATAATCCCTAGCATTCAGAGTAATCTTCACATAGTTCGGCTTCTTTGCCCCACGATTCGAGAACTTAAAAACCAACGACTTTCCACCATCATCTGACATGATGTCTTTCGCACCAATCATAGATGTCAATCGTCCCCTACCACCCAACTGCTTAAGTGTAGTGTCAGCAACAGCCTCCAAGATCTCTTCATCCGACTCTTTTATGCCCATCACACGATTGTATAACTTACCCAGATCCCCATCAGAAAGATCTTGCAATATTACACTGTCATGTTGCTTCTTACCAAGCACATCAGCAACAGGCCCCGTCAACATAACCTTCAGCTTTCCGCCAGTCTTCATCTTGCTATCTTTGGGGAACTTCCGATAAACAGCCTTGATCATCTTATCACTGTCGCTCGCCTTCTCTTCAAGCCTCGATATAAGACCAGATAGAGACTCTTTCATATTTTCTTCAGACATTCATATCTCCTTACACAGGGTCTAGCAAAGTGAATTCACTCATGCTGGCTGGCTGCACCTCAAGCTCTGACAAGCTCACATCCCCACTCTTTGCATCAAAATCAGACGCTCCCTTATACCTAATCGGCAGACATGACCACAATAGCCAAGCCTTCCCAGGCAAAAACACGCCAGCCTCACCAGGGATTGTTAATCCCTCAAGTACGTCTGGACTATCAACACCAAACGGCTCAAACGGCCTAATATTGGTAAAGTGAAGCAACAACAGATGCCTCTGAGTAACCTCCAACCCTGTCATAGCCCTGTACATCCACTCCCACATGGTATCGTCAAATCCCCTAACACCACGCGTCAATGTTATTGAGCTAACAGCTCCACCAGAGTACGCATAATTCTTGAACATAGAATTCATCTGCTTAATCTCATCGACCTCAGCAGTATACTCTGGCACCGTTATACTAGAAAATCCAAGAAATGGCGTTCCTAACACATAGAAAGGAGGTGTAAGAGACGGGACGACATCGAACAGCCAAAACCGATGTGTCTGCATAAAATCTGTAAGCCGACTTCTAGCCATTCCATCGTCCCCTCAAATCCTACTCGTACTTAATATCAAACTTCTCTACAGCAATGTCAACCTCTGCAAGGCTCACATCACCAGACATCGAATCAAGATCCCCAGCAGGCTTCGCACGAGTAGCAAAACACTCACCGCACTCAATCCGACGAATCGCATCGCTTACACTAGCAGAAGTCGCCTCATCCATCTCGGCTCTCTGATAATGATAAATGGTAACATCAGACCTATATTCAGAACCCTCCACAGACGCCATAACCATGTCATAGAACGCAGTGTCTCGTTTAGTAATACCACGCATCAACGTCAAATCAGACACCGTTGGCGGACCAGGGTATTTCTGCGTATGCTTAAAGATACCCTCCCTGTACTCCGCAACCTCAACAGAGATTTCCGGAATCGTTACAGACTGGAAACCAGCCTGCCCATTGGTGCCATGTCCATCCCTGTCAGCCTGAACATCAGGCTGCAACGGATCCGGACCCGTACCATCATTGGCAACGACATGATATCGAAAACCCTGCATGAAATCTGTATTTGCTGCTCGCATTTAACTATCTCCTTATGGCCTAACCATGCCAGCAGGCCGGTTGCTCTTACCAAGCTGCGGATCGTCATCAAACGTAGATGCCGCCCACCCTTTATCTATGACAAACATCACCCTGCCAGTGTCACTCAAGGTTCCCGTACCAACAATCTTGAATTTGCATCCAGGCGCAACCAAGATACCCTTATTTCTCCACTCATAATAAGCATTCCCAGATGCCACTGAAGCAGTACCAGCAAACACATCATTCCCATCTCTATCAACAATGAAAAAATTCACAGCCGTAATACCTGGAGCGCTAACAAGCACATTACGCACTGTATGTCCGTTCCAGGCAACAGGATCTCCTGACGCATTGATGTCATCAATATCAACAAGGCCACCATCTATCAGATGGTGGTATCGCCTATACCTACCACGCCTCACACTCTCGTTCGAATCAAGCAATCCGCCGCTAGTCACAACACCATCGACATCACATGTTGCACTTGAATCCCCACCTGTAATTTCTAAACCATCAGATGGTGCAACACCACTATCCACAACAATAACCATGCTCCCAGTCGCACCATCATCAACCAACTCAGCCAATAACCCTGTGCCACCAGTCCATGACAACGCCTCTCCGAGAGTGAATGGACCACCAGCCTCATTATCGTAATCAAACGAATACGAATCCCCCTCTGGTGTCACGCCAGAAATGCTGGCACCAGACAGGAACTCATGGACAAGAACATTCGGGATTCTCTTGATATCAGCCATCGGCTATCCCCACTACTCAGAAGAGTTACTTATCTGCTGGAACCTAAACACAATGAACTCAGCAGGCTTATTCGCAGCAAGGCCAACATCACAATACACAATACCCTGGTCCACAGTATTCTGAGGATTGTTTGTAGAATCGCAAATCACGAAGAACGCCTCATCAGCACTAGTGCCAGCCAAATATCCACTCTGGAACAAGCCAGTCAAGAACGTAGACACCTGAGTTCTAATTCGACTCCAAAGATCAGGACCATTGTTCTCAAACACATGCACATGAGTAGAGTTAAATACGCTCTTCTCAACATACATAAATAGACGTCTCATCTGAATGTATGGCCACTGTCCACCAGCTGCATCCAAAGTCCTCGCACCCCAGACAACCCTAGATGTATGCGGCCAATCCACCAACGCATTGATCTTATTTTCATAAACAAGACCGACCTGTGTCTCAGTCAGCTCTGCCTCAAGACCAGACGACCATGCCAGCTTGCCCTTCTCCATACCAGCAGGAGCCTCACCAACATTCCTGATAGTATCCGTCCTCGCATATACGCCAGCAACATGACCACCAACAGGTATATCAACATTCACATTTGATACAGGATCCAAAATCTTAATGTGCGGATAGTATACCGCAGCATAATTTGTAAACGTATTCAACGTAAACTTCTTCCAGTTAATTGCCTCTTGATAATCAAGACCATTAGGAACCGTAAGAATAACAAACTTGTCCTTCATCAGCTCTGCATATGTAATCAACGCAGTAGAAACAGTAACGTCAGTCTGGAAGTCCGATGCAACAAGCTGCATCAACGCATCCACTTTTCCAAACGCATATAGACCTTCCTGAGTTACAGCCAATGTAGGCGAAACAATGTCAGCGCTCGTAATAGCAGATCCATCAGATCCACCAGTCATAACCTCAGCAATTTCTTCATCAGGATTCGTATAATAATCCGCCGTCTGAGCATACGCCCCATATGGGGCAGCAGCCGGATTCCCCTCAATCCGCCAAGTCAGCGTAACGACACCAGTTGAATAACTCACCGTATTCGTACTAGACGTATTCAATGAGAACTTCTGAGGATATCCAGTCGCCTGAGTATCAGACAACTCAACGTTTCCGTTAGCATCATCCTCCATCGCAATAGGAACAGTATACACGCAACCAAACGAAATATCCGTCCCAACCGTTGCCGCATCAGCAGCCCAAGCCGTAACGTCTCTAATTGTAATCTGATCGTTAGTAGTACCAGTAATACCTGTAATCTGACCCGTTACATAGTTGATCGTCGCAAGCGAACCAGCTACTCCATCCCACAAGTTTCCTGATCCGTCATCAATTACTGTAACCACACCAGCTGTACCAAGCGTTATCTCCATCACGACAGTACCTGGTACAATTTGCGCCGGAGTTGTCGCATTTCCTGGAGATACAACCGCCTCGACACCACCAGCATCCCCAGATGCCGTTCCGATCTTTGAAGATGGCTCAATAACAGCATACACCTCTCCAACCAGCCAAGTCGTAGCACCACCAGTAAGAACACCAGTAATCGTAGTCGCATCATTCGCAGTGATTATGGCAGATGCACCTTGAGTAACATTAACGACAACCTTACCAACCAGATTGTCAGAAGCACCACCACCAGTAAAATCAGCATCAGCATCGGTAAGCACAGCTGCTGCCGAAGTAGCAGCACCTGTCGCCGAAACAAGCCCATCAGCCATCTGAAACGACATATCAAGCGTTCTCTGAAATGGAGCATTCGCAAGAGTGTACTCCCACGCCTTCGTAGTGCCATCGTAGTCAACCGGAGGAGTAGCTGTACTACCACTCGGCCTCTGTACATCCGACAAACTCTCAGCCGAAACCTGAGTTCCCTGCAAAGCGTCAGGATTCGCACCGTTACCATAATCCACAATCTCAATAACGTCAGATCCAGATCCGTCTGCATTTATCACAGTTGCTATGAAACTAGGATCATCTGCATCGTCAAACACGAGGTCCGCCCATGTCTCAACAGCAACCCATGACCGATCTGTCGAATCCTGATTTACATCCTCTTCCACTATTACAGTAAACCTAGTCCATCTAGCCTCAGCCTGCACCAGATAATCATCGCTACCAGGAACAATACGGATCCTGTAGAAGTTCCCAGCTGCACCAGGCCATGCCATCTTGAACTGAAACAGAACATAATCATACGTTGCCGTGATATAATCAGTAGAACCCGTAAACTGAGAAGGATCATTCAACTCTACATGAACCTCTCCAGTTTCAAGATCCACAGACCCTGTACCACCAGCCGCAGATCCACCAGAAGCTGTAGCATTCAAAGTAAGAACACCACTAGCATCGCTGTCAAAAACGTTAACATTTGCAGCCGTACCAGCATTTGCGAACGTAATCGACAGAGTAGTTCCACTAATAGGTGCTTGATCAAGCTGCAAGTCATACACGCCTGAACCCTGCGCCGTATTACTAACAAGCTCTCCAGTCACACTGGTCAAAAGATTCCATGACGCATCAGTTGCATCATCAGGCATAACGCGCACAAAATACAGTACGCTACCACCATTTGCAAAATAAGCATACGCCTCATGAGCCGAAAGGCTCTGGTCCGTAAAAGTACCGAACCTGGACGCATACTCAGCAAAGCTGGTCGATATGATCGGATCGTTCACAGGGCCCTTGGTGGAAAAACCAATAAGCCCAAGAGCACTAGTAGAGACGCCCGCAATCGGCCCAGGCCCACTCGGCACCTCCTGAATATACACACCAGGATGTTTGTAATCTGTCATTGCTTACTCCATGTTGCCAAAACCGATCACTCGGCGTCTTTCTTGGACTTCCTTTTTCTTGTTTTTTTACTCTCAACAGGCAGCCCATCACCACTGACAACATTATCAACTTCAGACTCCATCTTTTCTTCTACACCAACACTGTTAGCAATTGCAATTTCTGATTCAACCATTTCTACATTATTAGACACAGGAGGCTCGTCCTTGCTCTTCGTGAACCCCTTCTCAGCCACAAACTTAGCAATCTCAGGCTTAGGAAGTACCTCCACCATCTTCTCTTGAGGCGGGTCTATATCGACAAACGAACGCATACCATTGGGGCGTCCCTTTCTCTTTAGAACCTTTCCGATTAAAGCCCGTGTCTCCCTCGTAACCTCTTCGACCTCCACATGGGAATTCGGTCTCACAGCAACAGAGACACCTTTTTTAATCTGTATCGGCCTAATCGTCTTTCCAGTGTAATAAAACCAAGGCATGAAA